CCCTTCGCAACGAGGTGGCCCGCATTGAGAGCGAAGCTAAGACCGCAGTGGCCGAGCTGAAGTCCAACATGCTGGACATCGAGAACTGGTTTACGCTGCGCGCGCAGGAAGAAGGGCTCTCCAAGATCCCGACCGCTGTGGGCACTGTGTACTGGTCCACACACAACTCGGCAACGGTCGCAGACCGCTCTGCCCTGTTCGATTTCTGCCAGAAGAACAACTCGTGGGACATGATCGAGTCCCGCGTATCGAAAGTCGCCGTGAAAAGTTTTATCGACGGGCATGGCGTACCCCCACCCGGGGTGAATTTCTCGTCGGTGCAGGTCTTCAATCTTCGCAAAACAACCCCTAAGGAGTAAGTCACATGACTTCAACCGCAGTAGCAACCGTCCCCGCGCACATCGCGTCCCGTATCGCAGCACGTCAGGCCGCCGGCAACGGCAAGTCCGACGCAATGAAAGCCATCCTCGGGGATGGCCCCAGCTTCCCCAAGATCAGCATCCGTGCCGGCCGCTATCGGCTGGTCGAAGACGGCGTCGAGACCCCCGTGGGCATCACACTGGACGTTATCGTGGTGGGTGTGAACCCCCGCACCTCTAAAGTGTTCTACGCGAAGGCGTATGACCAGAGCGCGGAGGGCCTTCGTCCCGACTGCTTCAGCAATGACGGCATCACCCCGGACGCCTCCGTCACTGCGCCTGTGGCCAAGGGCTGCGCCGGCTGCCCCCACAACGTGCTCGGCTCCAAGGTCCTGCCCTCTGGCGCCAAGTCCAAGATGTGCGGGGACCAGCGGCACATGGCCGTCATCGCAGCAGCCGACCCGAGCAAGGTGTATGGGCTGACCATCCCCGTGTCCGGCATGAAAGCCCTGCGCGAGTACTTCAAGGAGTTAGACAATTTCGGCATTAACCCCGAGGAAGTTATAACCGAATTGGGCTTTGATGACACCGCCAGCTACCCCAAGGTGGTGTTCAAGCAGAAGGGCTATGTGCCGGAAAAGAGCGTGTCGCACATCGACAGCATCGTGCAAAGCGACGACGTGAAGGTGGCTGTTCGCCTCATGGCCCCCACAGGGTCAACCAAGGCGGCAATCGCTGCTCCTGCGGGCAATGCGGCCATTGCTGCCCCCGTCGCTGCTCCTGCGGTAGACCCAGACTACGACGACACCCCTGCCCCGGCCGCCGCGGCACCCGCCGCCGTAGCTACTCCAGTCGCCCCGGCTCCCAAGCCAGTAGCGGCCCCTGTGAAGGCATCGTCTGAGTTGGAGGCCAAGCTCGACAACCTGTTTGGCGAGTAGTAAACTGCCCTCCTGATTTCACCCCCGGCCTGCGCCGGGGTTTTTCCTTCTGAGGGGTATGCGTGGACACAAAAACTTTTCTTACTCGTGTGTTGTCCCCATCTGATGAAGTTATTGTCTGCACCCATAAGCCCGACCCATCTGGAAAGAACCCAAAAGGTTTCTTCTGGGACAATGGCTCGTTCGCGGACATCGACGACGCAGTAGCGGCGATACAACGATTCGACCGTCAGGCGGATATGACGGTCTACTACTCGGTTGGCAAGTTCGCCAACCACAGCTATGTGCACGAGAAGTCCGGCAAGACCCGGCACCATCGGTACAAGCATCTCGCGACATCATTCAAGACGCTGGCGCTGGATCTGGACTGCGGCGCAGACAAGCCCTACCTGACCCAGAAAGAGGGCTGGACTGCGCTCAAGGCGGGCATCGCGGCCATTGGGCTGCCGCCCCCCATGGTGGTATCCTCAGGCAATGGGATCCACTGCTACTGGCCCCTAACTGGCAGCGTCAAAACGGAGCACTGGGAAAAGGCATCTGTTGCCCTGCGACTAGCGCTGGAAGAACATCAGGTGCAGATCGATGTCTCCAAGATTCACGACGCCTCCATGGTGCTGCGTCCGGTGGGAACCCACCACAAGAAGCAGCAGCCGTGGAAGGAAGTCAAATGTGTGGCGGACTGCCCGGACTATGAGCCAGCGGCCCTATTCACGATCTTGAAACCTTGGTTCAACAAGATGGTGGCGACACCATCGCGTACCGCTCGGCCATCGGGTAAGCCGCGGTCAAGTGTCATGGCAGCCCTCATGGATAGTGGGGACATTGCTCTCGAATCCGTAGCAGCCAACTGCGCACAGGTATCTGCTCTGGTGTCTTCGGGCGGTGCACAGGACGCTGCTGGCCGCCCTGTCGAGTACAGCATGTGGATTCTTGCCCTGCAGCTGGCGCGCAAGTGCCTAGACCCTGAGGCCGCTGTGGTGGCTATGGGCGCGCAGCACCCCAAGTTCGACCTGACCGAGTCGATGGACAAGATGAACTCGTTCACCGGCGGGGTGCCGTTCTGTGGCACGTGGGAAAGCGCGTGCTCCTCGGGCTGTGCCGGCTGCCCTCGCAAAGGTACTGTCACGAATCCCGGGCAGCTCAACCGCACAGAGACGCCGGCGCCCCCACCCGGGGTCGCGGCGATCGAGCTGCCGAAAGAGTATTTCGTGGATGGGGGCAAGATCTGGGTGGACATCGAGAAAGAGATCTCGACCACTGCAGCCGACGGAAAGAAAGTAAAGGGGTCGGTGCTGGAGAAAACGCTGGTGTGCCCGCTGGAGATGTACATCACCGGCATATACACTGACCACGGATACTCCAGCTCCACGGCCACGCTCTACGTCAAGTACCCGCTGGGGAACTGGAAAGAGCATGAGATGCCCCTAAGTACCATGTCGAGCCCCAAGGACCTGCTCGACTACCTGACGAACAAGCAGGTGTTTTTTACTTCAACAGCGACGTTAGAGCGCACAAGGACATACCTTATGAACTATTTGGAAATGGTGCAGCAACAGGCACCGACGGGGACAGATTTCGTGGCCTTCGGCTGGCAGGAGGACGGCTCATTCCTGTGTGGAGAGACCCTGCTGGGGGCTACCTCGGGCAACGTGGCGCGCCGCCTCAAAGGCCCTGCAGCCCACTACGCTGACGCGATCAAAAAGAAGGGCTCGCGCGATGTGTGGGCTGACGCAACCGCTTTGCTGGACGTGCCGGCTGCCAACAATATGGCCGCCGCGATCCTGCTGTCCGGCGTGGGTATCCTCGGCGATGCGCTGGGCAACGCCTCCTCTGTGATCTCGTTCTACTCCACGCGTACCACTACCGGCAAGACGCTGTGCCTGCACGCTGCAAACAGCACCTTCGGTAATCCCAAGGGATTACTCATGGCCGTGCGCGACACCGAGAACGCGGTGTACAAGATGCGGGGCGTGCTGAACCACCTGCCCGGCACCATTGACGAGCTGACCGGTGTGGACCCAGAGCGTGCGGTGTCGATGGCGTACTGCTTCAGCGAGGGGCGCGAGAAGGTGTCCATGACCCAGCAGCGTGATCTGCGCGAGCCCGCCCGCTGGGCTGGGCCGACATTGGTGTCGTGCAATATTTCCCTACATGCCAAGTATGCTGAGGTGATGTCCCAGAACGACCCAGTGCGTGTGCGTACGCTTGAGTTTCTGCAGGACGACCAAGTGTTCGGCAGCACCAGTGGCCGGCAGTTCTTTGACCTGATCATGAGCAACTACGGGCACTTCATCCCCGAGGTGACGCAGTTCATCATCGACAATGGCGGCGAGAAGGTAGTGGTATCCCGGGGTGAGGCGGCCTTCGCCAAGAAGTACAACTTCGTGTTCGAGCAGGAGGAGCGTTTCTTCCGCTCCAGCGCCATCGGGGCGTTCATTCTCGGCACCATCGGTGCGCGGCTTGGCCTGATCAAGTTCGACGTGGATCGCGTAGTGCGTCATATTCTGGACCGGGTTGTCGCGCTGCGGGGTCAGGCCACCAAGAACCGGCTGGATGCGTTTGACATCATTGGCCAGTTCCTGCAGGAGCACAACGACCGCCTGCTGATCGCGACCGAGGAGTATGTGCAGGGCACGCCCCCGGGGAAATCCAAGGAGGTGGTGCAGTATCCCATCCCACACAACGCGGTGGCTCGCATGACTACCGTGTACGATGCCAACAACCCCGTGCTGCCCGGCAGCCGGATGGCGATCAACTCGGCAATCCTGAAGCGCTGGCTGGCCCGGTCGAAGGACTCGCTGGACCGCATCACAGCAGAGCTGGAAGCCAACAACGCGCTGATGCAGAGCGGCGGCCATATCCGGGTCACCATGTACAAGGGCTGCCACGGCGCCAACCCCGGACAGGCGTTCTGCATCATGCTGAATATGAATCACCCTCGCTTCTCGGATGCCCACACAGCCGTGAAGTCTTACCAACCCAGCCAAGTTGCCTTGGCACTTGTGAACGGAGCTACACCATGAAAGTTACCCAGCAAATCATGACAAAAAATGTGCAGCCAACTAAAAGAGGGCGCGGAGTCTCTCCAATTTATTTGAATGAAGACGATCAACCCGAAATGGCAAATGTCATTTATATGCGCGGTCGCCGTCGTCGCCGCATTGTGTTTGGTTGGTATGGCGGAAAATTCTCCCACTTGGATTGGCTGCTGCCTTTGCTTCCAAAGTGTCATCACTACTGCGAGCCCTTTGCAGGTTCCGGGGCAGTACTTATCAATCGTGAATCTTCCCCGGTTGAGACATATAACGACATTGACGGCGATGTGGTGACATTCTTCCGGGTGTTGCGTGATCGGCATGAAGAACTGATTAGAGCCATCGCTTTAACGCCATTTTCCCGCGAGGAATACCACCTCGCCATTCACGGAACGACTCAGGGAATCAGCGATGTAGAGCGTGCAAGGCGCTTCTATATCAAAGCTCGCCAGACGCGCACTGGGCTTGCTCAAACCGCCTCGCTTGGCCGTTGGGCAAATTGCAAAGATACTAGCCGCGCCGGCATGTCGGGCGTGGTTTCCCGCTGGCTTGGTGGCGTGGATGCGCTCGATGAAATCGCACAGCGACTAATCCGGGTGCAGATCGAGAACCGGCCCGCTGTTGACGTAATTCGGCTTTATGACAGCGCTAAGACTTTGTTCTATTGTGACCCACCGTATTTGCACGTCACACGCGGTGACACCAAGGCTTACGGTTTCGAGATGGACGAAGGGCAGCACCGAGAATTTGCCGAAGCCGTCAATGAATGCAAGGGCATGGTTGCCGTATCGGGTTACGATCATCCTTTGATGGATGAGCTTTTCGAGGCGAAACAATGGTTCAAAACGTTTGGTGCAGATAAAACCATTCATTCAACCAAAGGGACGCGAACAGAAGTGCTTTGGACAAATTACGACCCAGCCAAGTTGCCTTGAGCATGGTCGCAGGAGCAACAACATGACCTGTATCGCATGGGATGGAAAAACACTGGCCGCGGACAAGCGTGCAGTGCACAGCGGCATGATCTTCACGGTCACCAAGATATTCCGGGTATACGACCGGCTTGTGGCCGCGTCCGGCGACTTCGACCGGATCAACGAATCCGTGGCATGGTTCAAAGCAGGTGCCGACCCAGAAAAGATGCCCCCATACGCCCGGGACAACACGGATTTCGTGGCCATGCTGGTGATCGAGGCGGATGGCACCATCCTGAAATATGAGCGCAGCGCGATCCCGTTTAAAATCGAGTCGCCGTTCTTTGCGGTCGGCTCCGGCCGGGACTACGCTATGGCGGCGATGCACTTGGGGCACACCGCGGCGAAGGCTGTCGAGGTGGCCTGCGCGCTGGACAGCAGTTGCGGGAACGGTATCGACACGCTGACATTTAACTAGGAGAGAGCAACATGAAAGTTACCCAGCAAAACGTGATGGACGAAGTCCAGAAGTCCACCTACACAATCCTGCCGGACGGGATCACCACCATCTGCCAGATCACCATGAAGAATGGATATACCGTGATCGGCAAGAGCGCCTGCGCGGATCCCACAGAATTCAATGCCGCTGAGGGCGAGAAGTGGGCGTGGCAGGACGCCCTGCGTCAGGTGTGGCCGCTACTGGGCTACGCTCTGAAGTCTGACCTTGGAAAGGCGGACCGTATCGCCCGGACCTGCCACGAGGTGAACCGGGCGTACTGTGCAGCGCTGGGTGACTGGTCCCAGCCCGCATGGGAAGACGCCCCGGAGTGGCAGCGTGCCAGCGCACGTATGGGTGTGGACTTGCACACGATGGGGGACTTCGGGCCAGAGGCCAGCCACATCTCGTGGATGAACCAGAAGTTGGACGAAGGCTGGAAGTATGGCCCCATCAAAGACGCGGACAAGAAGGAGCATCCATGCATGGTGCCCTTCGCCGATTTGCCTGCAGCCCAGCAGGCGAAAGACTACATCTTCCGCGCTGTGGTGCACGCCCTACGGTAGTTACTTCATGCCCGCGTTCTTGGTGCGGGCAAAGGAGCGGTTCTGGGAAGCTGGGACTGCTCGCAGATTGGAGGGGGCATTCGTGCCCCCTTTTACTATTGGACGTTTATGATCCACATCGAGTCCATCGCCCTTTTTCACGAGGCCCTTTTTCATTAGGGCCGCGCGTGCGGCGTTGCGCTCGGCGCGGTTGGCGATCTGTTCGGGCGACGACTGGTAATTCTTGTATTCGCTATTTATAATCACGTGCTTTTGCCATGATCCTGCTCCTTTTCCCCTTGCGCATCCGACAAGGTACGGGTCTCGTGGTGTTGGACAACCTTCTTGCACCACGCCACGAAGTCGGGTACTGAAGTGTCCGCGCGCCAGTGATTTAGCGCGCGGCATACGATTTGGATATTATCAGAGGTGTAGGGCCCCCCAGCGATAATTCTGTCGACGGAAGCATTGGTCTGTGACACTACCCCTTTGGATAGCTCGCAAGTGAGTTGAACCCCAGAGAGGGCGCACCGGTAATTTTGCTTCTCTAGCTGCGCGAGTAGAATTTCTCGGGTTAGCTTGTCGCGCTTACGCCCGCCGTAGTACATAAGCCGAGCCGCATATCGGGCCCAATTCCCACTAATAAGGGCGTATTGGCTCTCTGTTGTCAGCTTGCCGGTTATGTAGGGCCACTTGCCCTTGCACTGCTCGGAACAAAATTTGTGGGGCCCTGATTTGGGGGTAAACCCTTTGCCGCAGACCACACACTGTTTCTCAGCCCAGTTCGCGTTTGCGTGATTCCATCCGGCCATGGTATTCTCCATACACTAAAAGTACAGAGGATACCACAGCCATCATTCTTCTCCTTTGGCTTCGTTGATCCGTTCGTTGCGACGTTGCAACAGTTCATCCCGGCGCTTGGCAAAAGCCTCCCAATCCTCGGCACGGCGTAGTTTAGCAATTTCCTTGTCGAAGTCGGCCTTGATGCTCTTGACCGCAATGTTCTGCTGGACCTTCGCCTCGGCCGTGTTGAACGAGTCAAGCTGCAGTCCACCGAATTTGCGCGCGGCGTCGAGGTTGCCCACAGGATTGCCAGCCATACCGAGTTCGGGTTTACCCTTACCGCCGGCGGCCTTGGTGGCGATGTCAGCG